ATTAGATTTTATCGATACCTACATTGATAGAGATGAAATATATAAAGCAGAATTAGAAAATAAACTTAATGATTTCTTCGGTGCACTTAAATGGGAGATGGCATCGGCGGAATCACAAAACGCAAAAAAGTTTTTTGAATTCTAAACTTTTTTTCGTATATTTGTAAAACAAAAATAAATTATGGCAAAGGCTAAAAAAACAAAAAAAGAAGAAGTGGTTGAATTGCAACCAGAAGCTACTTTAAACATAGTAGAGCAAAAAAAATATGAAGATTGTGAATGGTGTTTTCAATTTGATGAAGATGAACCACAAGTTTTCGCTTGGACTGATCCTGAAATTAGTGCAGATGAAAATCCTAAAATCATTTTTGAAATAACTAATGGGGAAAACTCATACATTACATTTACAAATGGTAAATCAGGAAAAACATTTAAAATTTACGCTAGAGAAATTTCTGATATTGGAAAAGAAATGAGAAACGCACAAAGAGAAGCTTTTAAACTTAATCAAGCTGATTTAGAAAATTTTGACGAAAAAATCGAAGAATATGCAAGTGAAAATAAAGAAACTAAAGCCTAATGCTGTAATTCCAACATACGCCAAAACTGGTGATGCTGGAATGGATTTGGTAGCAACTGAAATTCTTAAAGATACACCAGACCAAATATCGTATGGTACTGGTATCGCATTAGAAATACCGGAAGGATTTGTAGGATTGGTATTCCCTCGTTCATCTATTAGGAAAACAGGTTTACAATTAAGTAATTCAGTAGGTGTAATTGATAGTGGATATAGAGGAGAATTACAAGCCACATTCAATAAGTTATTTGGTAGTGAAAGAATGTACGATGAAGTAAAGGCAAGTGATGTATCTGATATTGATACAAACACTTTCTATAAAGTAGGTGATAGAATTGCACAAATTATAATCTTACCACATCCTGAAATAGAATTTAAAGAAGTAGAAGAATTATCAAATACCGAAAGAGGTGAAGGTGGATTCGGCTCAACAGGAAATTAAAAAATAAAAATATGTTTGAATTTAAAGAAGAAGAACAAATAAATCATTCGTTATGGGTAGAAAAATATCGCCCATCTAAATTGGATGATTATGTAGGTAATGAACATTTGAAAAATAAAGTAGCGGGTTATATAGAAACCGAAGATGTACCACATCTTTTGTTCTTTGGAAAAGCGGGTACTGGCAAAACAACATTGGCAAAATTGATTATAAAATCGATTGATTGTGATTATATGATTCTAAACGCATCGGATGAGAATAACGTTGAGACCGTAAGAACAAAGGTGAAGAACTTTGCATCATCTATGGGTTTTAAAAAATATAAAATCATTATATTAGATGAGTTTGATTATATGACACCAAACGCACAGGCAATCCTTCGTAACTTAATGGAAACGTTTTCGAAACATTGTAGATTTATTTTGACCTGTAACTATGTTGAAAAGATTATCGAACCAATTCAAAGCCGTTGTCAAACTTTCCAAATAACTCCACCTACTAAAAAGGATGTGGCTATTCAAATGAGTAAGATTTTAAGAGCGGAAAGCGTTGAATTCGACCCGAAAGATTTAGTTCCAATCATAGATTCATCTTATCCGGATATTCGTAAAATTATTAATACTTGTCAATTGAACTCTCTTAAAGGTAAATTGCAGGTAGATGTTCAGAATCTTTTAGAGAATGATTACAAGATGAAAGTTTTGGAAATTCTTAAATCAAAAGATGATAAGAGAAATAAATATATGAATGTTAGGCAGGCTATTTTAGATTCAAAGGCAACTGATTTTTCTGACCTTTATACATTACTATATGATAAGGTTGATGAATACGCGGGAGAAAATACAGCAAACGTTATTCTTGTATTAGGGGATGGTGTAGCTAAATCAGCTGTGGCAATAGATAAAGAAATTATTGCAGCGGCAACATTAATTCAAATTTTAAATTTAATATAATATGGCAAATATTATTGGACAAGGTGAAGTTCCACAAATACCTGGTGGACAACCTAAAGTAGATATATCACAATCATTACCTATGGTGTGTGATAATTGTGGATATGATAAATTCATATCAACTGTAAAGGTAAGAAGATTATCGAAGTTATCATTTGGTGGAGCACAAGATATGGTTATTCCATTTGATTTATTTATATGTGGTAGTTGTGGTGAAGAATTTGAACCACTTAAACCAATCGAATTAAGAGCATTGGAAGCAAAAGATAAAATGTCATCTCAACCAAAAATAGATTTAGATACAAATGGCTAAAGGATTATTTGACCATATCAACGCAATTACAAAAGACCAGGACCCAAAGTATTGGGATAAGCTAGAAGATGCTGATAAAAAAACTTGGAGTAATTGGTTAATCATACGTTACATGTCTATGAACCCTGATTGGGTAGAGATGATAGCTGAAATACAACCATATATTCAAGAAGCACCACCTAAAGCAGTTTATAAAGCACTAATAGGTGTTATACCAAAGGGTAAATCGTACCTTCGATATATGAAGGGCAAATCGGTAAAAGATTATGAACAATGGATTATTGATTTAGTAGCTAAATGGTACGAAGTTTCTACAAAAGAAGCATCTGAATATCTTGATATATTATACGAAAGTGTATCAGGTAGAGAAGAAATTAAAAGGATTGCAGAGGCGTATGGTACAGAACCTAAATTAATAACCAAGTTAAAGTTAAAAGTTTAATTTGGTAATATCACCATTTTTTCGTATCTTTACATAAATCAAACAAATGGCAAAAGTATCATTTTCACAGTACTCGATGTGGAGTAGCTGTCCCCAACAATATAAGTTAAACTACATAGATAAATTAGGTGAAAGTTCTGGTAACATTCATACTCTTTTTGGTAGTTCAATGCACGAAACAATCCAACACTACTTATCGGTGATGTATGGTGTATCTAAAAAACAAGCCGATGAAATTGATTTGGATAGGTTGTTATTAGATAGGATGAAAGAAAATTTCACCAAAGAAAAAGAAGCGCTTAGTGAGGGTACTCCTTGTACTCAAATTGAATTGGAAGAATTTTATGGTGATGGTAGAAGAATTCTTACTTGGTTTAAAAAATATTGTAGTAAATTTTATTCTAAATCTGGTTATGAATTAGTTGGTATTGAAATTCCATTAAATGCGAACATCAAACCAGGTGTTCATTTTATCGGATTCATAGATATCGTATTAAGAGATTTAGCATCTAATGAAATTATCATTATTGACCTTAAGACATCTACAATGGGTTGGAATCAGTATCAGAAAGCTGATAAGATGAAAAATTCTCAAATCCTATTATATAAAAAATATTATTCAGAATTATTCAATATTCCTATTACTAAAATAAAAGTGGAATATCAGATAATGAGAAGGAAATTGCCTGAAGATTCAGCATTTCCGATTCCTTATATATCAAAGCACGTTCCGCCAAATGGAACACCATCTGTAAATAAAGTATATGATGAATTTATGGAATTTATTAATACTGTTTTTGATGATGAAGGAAATTTCAAAGATATAGCATATCCCAAAGTACCTGGACAAAACAAAAAGAATTGTAAGTGGTGCGAATTTATGAATAGAGGAATATGTGATGGTAAAGCTTAATTTTCGTTTTTTTATTTTCTATATACTTATATATACAAATATATAAAACGATATTATAATGAATCAAGAAAACACAAAGCTAACAACTGTGAAAATCTTGAAAGATGTATATTCATCATTTAAAAAAGTATCTTTTGATTCGGATGTTACACTACAAAAATTAGTAAACAGAACGGTTGAAAGATATGTTTCTGACGAAGAATTTAGAAAAGAAATGAACGAATACTTAAAACTACAAATTTCAGGTTCACAATTTTAAGAAACAAAATAAGTTATGGCAAAAAAGAAAAAAATTCTATTACTTTCAGATGATTTAAGAATGGCAAGTGGTATTGCTACAATGTCTAAAGAATTCGTACTGGGTACGATACATAAATACGATTGGTATCAAGTTGGAGCGGCAATTAACCATCCTGAACAAGGTAAAGTTTTGGATGTTAGCGAAGATATCCAAAAAAATTATGGAGTAGAGGATGCTAGTTTAAAAATACTTCCTTGGAATGGTTATGGAAATGCGGATTTATTAAGACAACTTATTAATTCGGAACAACCGGATGCTATCTTACACTTTACTGACCCTCGTTATTGGACATGGTTGTATGATATAGAACATGAAATCAGACAAAATATTCCAATCCTATTCTATGCGATTTGGGATGATTTACCAGACCCAATGTATAATAGAGATTATTATGAGAGTTGTGATTGGATTGGATGTATTTCAAGACAAACATATGGTATCATAAAGAGAATTACTTCTAGAACTGATAAAGTAACATGGAGAACTTTAAACGATTGGCAAGTAAGGTATGTACCACATGGTATTAATACTGATATTTACAAACCAACCGAAGTACCCGCTGATTATCGTAACGAAATTTTGGGTGGTAAAGAATATGATTTCGTATTGTATTGGAGTAATAGAAATATTCGCAGAAAGCAACCTGCCGATGTGATAATGGCATATAAAAGATTTTGTGAGATTATAGGAAAGGATAAAGCGGATAAATGTGTATTGGTAATGCACACACAACCTGTTGATGAAAATGGAACTGACTTATATGCTGTAATTGAAGAACTTGCATCAAACGTTAATATACGTTTTTCGGAAAAAAGAAGAGTTCAGCATGAGTTGAATTGGAATTATAATATAGCGGATTGTACAATCAACATCGCTAACAATGAAGGATTTGGATTAGCAACTGCAGAATCAGTAATGGCGGGTACACCAATCATTGTAAACGTAACCGGTGGATTGCAAGACCAATGTGGATTTAAAGTTAAAGGTAACGTATTAGTTGCGGATGATTACATTAAGATTGGTTCACTTCACCAATGGAGAGAGTGGGAAGGTAAAGCAGAACCTGGTCCTTGGGCTGTTCCTGTATGGAGTAGAGCACAGGCATTAGCCGGTTCAGTACCAACACCGTACATTTGGGATGATAGAGTTGATATTGAAGATGTTGCCCAAGCAATAGTTAAAACGTACAATACACCAAAAGAGGAAAGAAAGTGTTCAAAATTAAATAAGTTATGAGTAAACCAACATTAGTATTTCAGGGACCTATTTTTACGAGAAGTGGATATGGGGACCATTGTAGAGATTTGATGAAATCACTACGCAAGATGGATAAGTATGATATTAAGATTATCCCACTTCGTTGGGGTAATACTCCACAAAACCAAGTAACTGACCAAGATGAATTTGGTAGATGGATGCTTGAAAGAGTTACGGGAGTAGTAGAACAAAAGCCTGATGTATTTATGCAGGTTTCAGTTGCTAATGAATTCGAACCAAAAGGACACTATAATATTGGTGTAACTGCTGGTGTTGAAACTACAATAGCACCAAAAGAATTTATTGAAGGTTCTAATAAAATGGATTTGATATTAGTACCATCACATTTTACAAGACAAAATTTAGGTGGAACCGTATATCAACAAAAAAATCAACAAACCGATGAAATCGTTGGAGAAATTAAAGTTGTAAAACCAATTGAAGTACTATTTGAAGGAGTTGATACTAATATATTCGAATCAATCACACCTTCTAAAACCAATACTAATATTTTAGAAAATGTAAAAGAAGATTTTTGTTTTTTAGTAGTTGGGCATTGGTTGAAAGGTGATTTAGGACAGGATAGAAAAGATATTGGTATGGCAATTAAAACATTTGCAACCGTATTCCAATATACCAAAGAGAACACACCCGCTCTTATAATAAAAACATCACACGCTGGTTTTAGTGTAATGGATAGAGAAGCTACTAGAAAGAAAGTTGAAGAAGTTATAAAGAGTTTTGGAGATAAATGTCCACCTATCTACTTACTTCATGGTGATATGGAAGAAACTGATATGAGTAACTTATACCATCATCCGAAAGTTAAAGCAATGATTTCATTCGCTAAAGGTGAAGGATATGGTAGACCAATGGCTGAGTTTACTTTAACCGGTAAACCAATTATAGCTAGTGGTTGGAGCGGACATACTGACTTTTTACCAAAAGAACATGCAGTTTTATTAGATGGTACACTAACACCGGTACACGAATCTGCAGCAGACCAATTTTGTATGAAAGAGGCACAATGGTTTACCGTACATTATTCAAATGCGGCAAATAAATTATATGATGTGTATAAAAACTACAATACATACAAAACTCAATCAGTTGGATTAAAGGATAATACTCTTAAACATTTTACTTTGGATAAAATGACGGAAAGATTTGAACAAATACTTGATACTTATGTAAAGAGAGCACCGCAAGTAGTTCCATTCAACGCTCCAAAAGTAAACAGTCAAAAGATAGAATTACCAAAACTTAAAAAAATAGGTTAATGTCATACGGAACCTTATATAATAGAATAATAGAAAAAGAAACCATAGTTCCTAAATCAAAACTAGAAGCAAGAAGAGTTTATAAAATAGTTTCGTATGAGTATGCTGGTGGAAAACTTACTTCGTTTAGTGGGCCTGAAAGTGCTATTATTTTTTTAATTAGTATTACACCTGATAAAATATTACATTGTATAAAGATAAGTGAAGCGCGACCTAATAAATTCTTTGATTGGTTAAAGTTAAATTTAAAAAGGGGATTGAAATACGATGCGATTAAAGAAATTGCAGAAAAAAATACGTTAGATGAGTTATTACCACCCGATAATAGAATTGGTTCAAAAACATTTATGAATTTAAAAAGACATGGAATAAAATCCTTAAAAGTGTTTATTTCTTCCATTTATTTATATTTATTTGTGTAATTACACACAAGTAGAATAAAACCATGGCAATAATAAAAAGAATACCAAAGGGTAGTCCCTTATCGGCGGCAGAAATGGATGCCAACTTGACGATTTTAGAAAACGTATCAAGTTCCGTAAATATACTATACACTACAACGGATGTACTCAATACATCAGCATCCACATTAAGCAATTCATTAACATCATTATCTTCATCTGTATCAAGTCTATCAACTTTGAGTGGACAATTGAGTGGACAGTTTACAGGTAGTGTTTTGATTTCTGGAAGTTTAAGATTTGATAATATTTCAACCGATGCAGTTGCAAGTGAAGTATTAGTTTATAATAGTTCTACAAAAACAATAGGAAAAACAACATCAATAGCTACCGGACCTGCTGGTAGTGATGGTTCTTCTGGTACATCTGGTAAAGATGGAACATCAGGTTCGTCTGGAACATCTGGTTCTTCTGGTACATCGGGTAAAGATGGTACATCCGGAAGTTCAGGTTCATCTGGTACATCTGGAGAAAGTGGCACATCTGGTTCATCGGGAACTTCTGGTTCTTCTGGTACATCTGGAGAAAGTGGCACATCCGGTTCTTCTGGTACATCTGGTAAAGATGGTACATCGGGAAGTTCAGGTTCTTCTGGCACATCCGGTCAAAATGGCGATAAATTTACATCAACATCAAGTACAAGTAATGATATAGGTACTGGTTCTAAAACATTTACAATAGGAACCGGACTTCAATGGACGCCTGGACAAACTGTAATTATTTCGTATGACGGTAGTAATTTTATGGAAGCAACCGTTACAACATATAATACAGGTAACGGACAATTTGTTGTAAACGTAACATCTTTTACAGGTAGTGGTACCGGTATAACAAGTTGGTATATTAATACTGCCGGTGCACCTGGAGCAAGTGGTTCATCTGGTACTTCTGGAACCTCTGGTTCTTCTGGTACATCCGGGTCATCAGGAACTTCTGGAAGCAGTGGTAGTTCTGGGACATCAGGTTCAAGTGGGTCTTCTGGTACATCGGGTAAAGATGGTACAACCGGTGTAGATGGCACAAGTGGTTCATCGGGAACTTCTGGTTCATCTGGAAGTAGTGGCACATCTGGTTCATCTGGTACATCTGGAATAAGTGGAGTCCCACAATTCAGTTTTTAGATTTAGGTTCTGATTCAAGAGGAGTAAATGAGGTTACATCATTTTTATGGTGGACTGACAAGAATGGTAATAATAAAGGTGAATTAGAAACAATTGCGGGTGTTACTGGTCATGATAAATTAAATATAAAAGAATTTGAAGAAATAAAGTTGAGTCCTACCGATGCAATTACAATGACGAAATCGGTTGGTATTACTGGTTCTTTATTTGTAAGTACATCTTTAAGTGCATCTTTGAGAGAAGGGTATGCATGGGTAGGTGGACCTAATAATAGAACAACTTTAGTAGCAACATCTTCATTTGGTAGTGCTGGTAGTGGTACTGGAATATTTGCGGCAACCGGTTCGGTATTCGCAACAACAAACAATATACAAATTACAGGTTCTCTACAAGTAAGTGGACCATTATCTGCTTCACTTCCACAAGGATATGCTTGGGTTGGTGGACTTAACGATGTTTCTAGAATAGTAGCTACATCTTCATTCGGAGCTATAACGGTATCTCAACAAGGTGGTAGTTCATATAATCCAGTTCGTACAATAAGATTTAATGGTGCAACTGTTGCAGACGATGGCGGTGGACAAGTAACTATAACAACCGGTGGTGGCGGTGGTGGACTTACAATTAATAGTGGTTCATTCTCAGCCGCAGCAACAACTACCTTAACATTAGATAATACAATTCGTGCTACAAATAGTGGCGGTGGTACCGTTGCACTTACTGTAGCCGGTGGTGTTGGTGGCGGAGGTTCAAATGGTACTTCCGGTACATCTGGTAAAGATGGTGGTGGTGGAACTTCTGGTTCATCTGGAACCGCAGGAGTGAGTGGAAGTGGTGGTTCATCTGGTACATCTGGTAAAGATGGTACATCTGGAACATCTGGACTTAATGGTGTTGGTGCACCTGGTACCGATGGTACTTCTGGTACTTCTGGAGTTTCGGGTGGCGGAGGAACTTCTGGTTCATCTGGAACTTCCGGTTCATCTGGTTCATCTATTGCATTAACAATAAACGATGACGTTGGACCTACATCTATTAGTGGTGTAAATCAAATAACATTCACTGGTGGTGCTGTTGTAACTAATACACCTGGTAGCGGACATATAACAATCACCGCAGGAACGGGTGGTGGTGCTGGTAGTGCTGGTTCATCTGGTAAAGATGGTACATCTGGTACATCTGGTAAAGATGGTACGTTTGTTGGTTCATCTGGAACATCTGGTTCATCTGGATTTGGTAAAGATGGTACATCTGGAGTAAATGGTAGTAACGGTACTTCCGGTACATCTGGATTATCTGGATTTATAGGTTCATCTGGTACATCCGGTTTAGATGGTACATTCGTAGGTTCATCCGGTACATCTGGTCTAACCGGTGCAAACGGTACCGATGGGACTTCTGGTAGTTCTGGTACATCTGGTACAAGTGGTTTAACCGCAGCAGGAGCTACCGCAGGAAGTGGTGGTACATCTGGAACAAATGGTGCACCTGGTCAAAACGGTTCGGATGGTACATCTGGTTCATCTGGTAAAAATGGTTTAGATGGTACTGCATTTGGTTCATCTGGTACATCCGGTACTGGAGGCACGAGTGGACAAACGGGTACATCAGGTACAAATGGTACATCAGGTTCATCTGGCGTAACATCTCAATTGGCTGTAACCGGAAGTGTAAATAATGGATTAGTTAGATACGAAAACGCACCTGAAAGATTATTTGTAAGTAATACTCTTACGTTTGATGGTGCTGAGTTGAAATTAACTGGTTCTATGTTTGTTAGTGGTGCAATTAGTGCATCTGCATTCAACATATACGCAACGGGTACACCTGAAATAACATCAGCAACCAATTTGAATTTGACAGCGGGTACTGCGGTAATTGTAACACAATCACCAATGAGAATGGCAACATTTACTGATGTACAAACTGGAAGCTTGAGCCCTTCAAATGGCGATATGATATACAATTCAACTACTCATAAATTTATGGGATACGCGAATGGAGCTTGGGTACAATTGCATTAATAAAATATGAGAGAATATAACGTTATCTTAAAGAAAGATGTAGATTACGATGAGTTTTGGGATGATATAGAAAGTGATACCGATGGTGGTAAACTGTACATTCCAAATCGTAGAGTAGAATTTACAAACGAAAGACCTGCATCTTTACGTCAATGTTGGTACTTGCTGACAGATGAAGAAGCAGAACAGCTTAAATTAGACGATAGAGTATTGGATGTTGAAATTCCACCTGAACATAGAACCGATATTCAAATTGGATTACGAGCAATTCAACCGGGTGATTTCACAAAAACATCATCGGATAGTGGTGTGTATATTAATTGGGGATTAATAAGATGTAATTCTACTTCAAATGTATATGGTAGTGGAACAACTACTACTTTAAATTATAATTACACATTAACGGGGAATGGCGTAGATGTAGTAATTCAGGATAGCGGATTACAAGTAGACCATCCAGAATTTCAGGATGAAAATGGTGTTACCAGGGTAGAACAAATTAACTGGTCAAGTGCAAGTGGCGTTTCGTTTACACAAAGTGCAAATCATTATAGAGATTATGATGGACATGGTACACATTGTGCAGGTATAGCTGCTGGTAAAACATATGGTTGGGCTAAAAAGGCAAAAATATATTCTCAAAAGATAAGTGGATTAGAAGGTAGTGGTGATAGTGGAACCGGTATTTCTACAACATACGCATTTGATGCGATTAAAGGTTGGCATAATAATAAATCATTAAACTTTTTAACTGGTGTAAAAAGACCAACTGTAGTTAATATGAGTTGGGGATACTATAATTCATTTGCCGCATTAACGGAAATTAATTATAGAGGAACTTCATACACTGGAACATCTATTGACACTAGTACTGAAAGAGTAAATAATTTTGGATTGATGTCAGCAGCATCGTTTATATCAAATATAAGAATCTCATCGGTTGATACCGATATTCAGGAAATGATTGATGCGGGTATCATTGTATGTATAGCCGCGGGAAACCGTTCGCATAAAATTGATATTCCTAGTGGAACGGATTATAACAATTATTATAACGATGGTAGTGGAGTAGTATATTATCACAGAGGTTCTTCTCCATATGATGATGAGGCATTTATGGTTGGTAATATCGATAGTACTGCATATGATATCAATAATGACCAAAAATCAACATCATCGGAAACCGGACCAGGTGTAACAATATATGCACCCGGAACCGATATTATGAGTGCATGTTCAAATACAAATAGATTTAGTGGACAGGCTTATTACTTAAATTCATCCTATAAACAATGTAATATTAGTGGTACATCTATGGCATCCCCACAAGTAGCAGGGGTGTGTGCTTTGTTTTTAGAAGCAAATCCTAGACTTACACCTGCACAATTGAAATCCGCAATATTAGCAAATGCGGGGACTGCGATATATGATACCGGTGTAAACAACGATTGGACAAATTATAGGAGTTTAAAAGGTGGCAGTTTAAAGGTATTATATAATAAATTTAATTCTGAAAAAACATTTTCTGCTACAAACGTAACATTTTCCGGTGTTGGGTTTAAAATACGATAATTTTTATCGTTTTCTACTTTTACTTTATATTTATATATACAAATATATTACTGAAATAGATTTGGTAATGTAAGAAAAAATTGTTATATTTGTATCTATGATAAATGTTACATACGCCATTACAGTTTGTAATGAAATAAATGAAATCACAACATTAGTTGATTTCTTACAACCGAGAATAAAATCCGAAGATGAAATACTGGTTCAGTATGACTCGGATTCTGCAACTTCGCAGATAACAGATTATTTAAAGATAATCTCACAATTCCATAAAAATATAAGAGTGATTTCATTTCCTCTTAATAAAGATTTTGCATCATTTAAAAATAATTTAAAAAATAATGCGAATGGGATTTTTATTTTCCAAATTGATGCCGATGAAATGCCATCTGAATATTTGGTTGAAAATATACATGACTTTTTGGAATATAATAAGGATGTAGACCTTTTCTTTATACCACGTGTTAATACGGTAAATGGTTTAACCAAAGACCATATTAAAAAATGGGGTTGGAAAGTAGATGAAAAAGGATGGGTTAATTTTCCAGATTATCAAACACGTCTTTATAGAAGAACATCTGAAATAGAATGGAATGGTAAGGTGCATGAAAGAATTATAGGATATAATACGTTATCAGTATTACCCGCCGAAGAACAATATTGTCTATATCATCATAAACAAATTGAAAGACAAGAAAAACAAAACGAGTTATACGATACGATATGAAAATAGCATTCTTAACTGAAATGGGATTTGATGGTAAAATACCAGCAGACCATCCAAATATGAGAACTGAATTTGCTTGGATGCATGCTTTAGATGCGGACCATTTTAATATTCATATGTTTGGTTCTCATAAACGATTGAGAGAATATGACCATGTATTTATTATATTTCCAAAAGGAAAGGTATTTTTAAGTGCGGAAGGTAGTAAGATTATAGATGGAATAAATCCAATTTCAGAATTAGTTAAACAACCCATTGTTGAGAGATTAAAAGAAAATGGTAATAAAAAAATTCACTACATTCAAGAAGGACCACATTGGTTTTATAATGAATATGAAGTAATAGACCAAATATACTTTTTTAATTTTCTACAATCATGTGATTCAATTTTTACACACAATGATTCCGATATATATTATTACAAAGGATTGTTTCCTAATAAAAAAGTAAGACCTATTGGTACATTGATGATTGATACTCTAATCAAAGATATCGTACCTACCAAAGAAGATAAAGCAATTATAGGTGGTAACTTTGCAAGATGGTATGGTGGGTTTGAAAGTTATATGATAGCTGGAAACTTTGAAGTACCTATTTGGGCTCAAACGTCACATGTAACTAGAGATGGTGAACAATTCGTTGATGGTATAAATCATTTTCCAAGATTATGGTGGCATGAATGGATGCAAGAACTTTCTAAATTTAAATATGCAGTTCATTTAATGCCAACGGTAGCTGCCGGTACATTTGCATTAAATTGTGCATACTTTGGAATTCCGTGTATAGGAAATCAGGATGTAGATACCCAATCACTTTGCCATCCATCGTTATCAGTAGCTGTAAATGATTTAGAAGCAGCGAGAAAATTAGCAATACGATTAAGAGATGATAAAGATTTTTACAATGAGTGTTCGGAAATGGCAAAAGCTAATTACGAAGCTTGTTTTTCAAAAGAACTTTGGATAAAACGAATAATGGCAGAATTATGATAACAGTTATATTAAATGGTTACAAAAGAGCGGATAATCTTAATGAACAATTAGAGGCATTAAGAAATCAATCAGTTCAACCAGATGAAATACTTTTTTGGTATAATAATCCGGGCGATAATGATTTGATTAATTACGATATTGGTGCTGAAATACCAGGAGCATATTGTAATTATAACTTTGGTGTATGGGCAAGATTTGCATTTGCATTTATGGCTAAAAATCCATATGTTTGTATTTTTGATGATGATACTATACCTGGTTCAAAATGGTTAGAGAATTGCATGAATACAATGAAAACGAATGAAGGTTTATTGGGTACGGTTGGATTGATTTATCCACAACCACTTCCACCGGAACAATCATCATACTATGAACCATATGCTAGAGTTGGTTGGCCTGAAGGTGGGAATAATGAACACACATTAGAAGTTGATTTAGTTGGGCATAGTTGGTTCTTTAAGAAGGAATGGCTATCTCATATGTGGAGAGAACAACCTGACCCTAAATACAATACTTGTGGTGAAGATATGCATTTCTCATATATGTTGCAGAAGTATGCGGGAATTAAAACATTTGTACCACCACATCCAAAAAATGATAAAGAAATGTGGGGAAGTATAAAGGGGGCACAATATGGTGGGGATGCTAACTCATTATGGGAATCGAATCAAAGAAGTGTAGAAGGAGTACCATTTAGAGCATTAATGAATGAATATTTTCATAACCAAAGAATGAAAGGTTGGAAACTTGTATATGAAAAATAAACATGAAAACGGCAATTGTTATACAAGGTAGCACTATTTGTGATAATATAGAAAAATTGAAAAATGATTGGAAACCATTTCCTATTATTTTTTCAACATGGGAAGGAGAGCCAACCTATTGTTATCCGGATAAAAACGATGTAGTTGTATATAGTCCTAGACCAGAAATAGTT